ATCGTACGGTAAGTTTTCCAATTCTTCGGTACAAAGGCCACACGATTCTGCAACGTTCTCTGGTGTATCGGGCCAGGTAAACCATAATAGGCATACAAGGCCCTTACATAATCAAACGTCGCCGAAGTACAAGCGATCTTCTTCCGGACCTTAAGATAAGGTCGGGACCTTGATCGTTTTGTATTTGCCGTAGCCCCTGCAGTAAGCCGAATGAGTTCAGGTATTGCCTGTTCAAATTCCCTTACGTCGCCCAACGTTTCATCGATCCAACAGCGAGCACGGTCGATAACCAAACGCACATCAGGATCTAAGCGATCTTGGTGCGTATAAAAGTAATCTAACCGCTTGTTTGTAAGCTTGCAAAGTAGTTCAGATTTCCTGAACGACTCCACAGCGGCCTCCAAACAACGCTCTCTTTCGGAAAAAGCCTCATTCTTTTTGAAGAAGGCTTCGATTTGTAACGTTGAACGTAAGAATTCGATTCCATCGATATTCGGATCGAATAACTTACTGCAATCACACAAGGCCCTAAGGTCTCTTGCTCGGAGGGAACCAAGCAGAGACATCTTAAGACGATGTGTGTCAGGAAGGTCGTGAAGATAGTCTCGACAAGCGTCGTAAGCTAGCTTCTGAGCATCCATGTGGATTACTCCTCATTGACTGGCCCCTCAAAGAGGGAAGGCATTAGCCCTTGATGAAACCCTGAGATGCTAAGTTAGCGGCGAACTCGTCGCTAGCAACAACATCTTTAAGAATCGTCAGCGCATCAGTCAATTCAGTTTGGCTCGGCCCCATATCAATGGGAAAACGAACCTGAACCGAAAGAGCGACCTTTGACGGAAGAACTGCACCGCTGGCATCCTTGGTGCCTCGAATAATCAAGGTTTCCATGGAAGCAACAGTGCCATTCTGCGTCGGGACACGGCGCTTCTGCGTCAATAGACGTGGAAGCAGGGCGGTATGCCCAGGTGTCGTGTAGACCTTCGAGTCTCCATTAGTGGAAAAGCTCGTAAGGGTAGTTGCCAAAGCAGCCATGTTATTTCCTCGCAGCTTGAATCAGGAGAGCAACAAGGTCAAGCACCTTAAAGCTATCTAGATTTACGCTTAGAAGCGGAATAATAGGGATGCTAGCAGGAGAACGTCTTTCAATCCACGCTACGCTTCGGGTCGAAGCCTTAGAATTGAGTATAGTCCACCCTGGATCAGCGGTAAAAGTCCGCCAACCATGGTAGTCAACTTCAATCCGGGCGCCAACACCAGCAGCGTAATCACGTGTAAAGAGGACGAATTGGAACGCGTCAATAAACCTTCCGATGTTAATAAACCAATCGATGACGAAGGAAAGTCGAGTGACTTCCCATGCAGTCTTCAACAGGTTTACTCTAAACACCGGGGGTTCAGAGACGGAAACTACTAGGCTTCTACCAGTGATGCTATACAGCGTCTCAGAAAAGAGATTCTGTTTGCCACCTGTTATGCCAGCAGTTCCTGACGTAGTCACGGTCCAATTAGCAGACGACCGAGCGGAAGTGCGGTTAAATTTACGCTTTTTATGTTCGGAG